TAATCATTTATATCTTTAAAGTCTCTAAAGCTATCATTTATGTAAATACTCTTACCATTTACTACTTCTCTAGTTCTCCTTGTAGTTCCTTTCCCCTTTATTCCTCCAAAGTTGAATTTGCCTGACTGACTTTTTCCCCAATTACTTTCTAAAGCTGACTGGGCTACTAAATACTTTGCATATTTAGTATCTAAACCTCTAGCTTTAAGTGCATTTTCAAATGCAGGAGTCATTGTCTTTATAAATTCATCCTTTGACTTTATATTGATAGGTGCAGATTCTTTATTTTCTACAACAGGAGTTTCTTCCTTAGAAGTGGGAAGAGGTTCTGTATTTACCTTCTCTTCAACAACTGGCTCTTCTTTTTTCTCCTCTGCTTTAGCCATTACATTCTGCCTATTAGTTTCCAATCTACTTATCGGAAGTTCTTTAATTTCAACAGTAGCTACAGGCTGTTCAAATACTGGGCCTTCATAAGGAGCTATACTATTATATGTAGTAAATATATTTCCTCCTAACTGTCGTTTAAGAGTAGTGGGTTTTTTTAAATCAGATGTGGGAGTTGTCGATTTAACAACTTTCTTTCTCATGTCTCGTTTAGTTCCTGTTAGAATTTTATGATTCTTTACTAACGAAGACTCTTTAAATTTCATCGCCATATTCTTTTAATCCATTTGTATTGAAAGAGTTTTCTTTTCTTATCCCATACGAATTTCATACTTTAAATTTTAGTTAGGTTGTCCGTAATTTTCATCTAACCATTTTCTAAAGGATTGAGCATCGAAGTTTTCTAATGATTTAATAACTCCTCCTTTTGCATGTTTCCACTTAGCTGCATTACGAGCAAAATTAGCTCTTTTCTTTTGCAATGGAGTTGCATTTGGATTGTTGAGTACAGACTTAGCATGTTCTTGAACACTCTGTCCTGCCTTCTTTGCTGATGCTGTAAACTTACCTTTGTTTTCAGGTTTTATATGGATTCCACTTCCACTTTTATGTTTCGGAATCAATCTACCTCCCTTTTTAAAATAATCTGCTTGTTCGTAGCTAAGTGAATTTACATAGGCTACGGCTGCTTTGTGCAGTCTGTCCAATAAAGTTTTATTCTCTCCCATAGTATAATAAAATAATTATTTCATTTTGTAGACTACAAAAATATAGCTAAATTTGCACAATAACAAATGAAAGTATGAATTATATGAAATAATGTGGAAAATTTAAGTAAAGATTTTTAAAACTATTTAACTATTTAAGAATTTAAAGAAACAGAACAATTAGTATGTTAGATTTTATTAAAAAGGTGTTCAATTTTATAAATGGCTTGAATCCTACAGTTAAAACCATAATCATAATGGGACTACTGTTTTGGTGTACACAAGTATGTTTAGTAAATCAAAGTAGGCTATTTATAACTGACTACATCGAGTCTGTTGAGTACAATAACAGAAAATCTGAGGAGTATTCTCTAAAAGTCTCTCCCAAAATTAGGAGACAAGTAGAGAACATTAGGAACAAAGATACAGATGCTTCAAACGTTCTTCTATTATCTTTTCACAATACCAAGAAAAGTTTACAGGGTTTTTCTTATATGCATTTAACGGCATTAACTGACTCTCCAAGGGGTATAGATGATGAAAGTTGCCTTGACATATGGACAAATCTTTCGTATTTACAGTTCTCGGACGAAGTAGAAAAGATTAGAAGAGCTAGCTATTTAAGAATAGACTCGTTGGAATCTGCAAAGGAAAAGTTTCCACAGTTATACAAGAAACTAAGATTGAGCGGAGCTTGTGCCGCAGCACTTTACCCGATTGAGGGTATTGATAGTGAAGGTTCTATAGAACCTGTTGGAATGATTGTCGTGATGTACGACGAACCAAAACGCTATTATTTAGGATATTATAATGAATGTATTGCCCCTTATATTCAAGTACTTTCCACGCTATTAAACTATAATACAATGTACAAAAATAAACAATGAATTATGCAAGTCGATAAGAAAAATGGTAATGTATGTTACAATGATGAAGCACACATCTATTGGAACGAAAATGATGAATCTAGATATATATCAGTTACTACACTAATACACTCTTTTACTCAACCTTTTGATAAGGAATTTTGGAGTGCCTATAAAGCATTAGAAAAACTTATTCCAAAAGAAAATTGGGCAATAGAAAAGAAATCACTTTTATCTACTAAAAGATTTGATACATCTATATTGGATTTATATAATATTGATGCTGGAGTATTTAGTGATACGCAACAAGATATACTAGACGAATGGGATAAGGCTAATAAAGACTCTTGTGAACGAGGTACTGCAATTCATGCAGAATTAGAAAATCAATATTACAAGAAGCCGAAGGATATAAGCCTTAAAAAGTACGGACTCGGAGGTAAATTCGAGTGTAAGAAAGGGTATACAGAATTAGATATGAAACAGGGAGTTTATCCTGAATATCTAATATCATACGAATCAGAAGACGGAATGTTAAAAATTGCTGGGCAGATAGACTTATTAATAAAAGATGGTAATGACATCTATATTGTGGACTATAAAACCAACAAGAAAATTGACCAGAAATCTGGATTCGACACATCAACAAAGAAAAATGCAACAATGCTTTATCCACTTACTAATCTAATGGATTGTAATTATATGCATTACACTATGCAATTAAGCACATATGCTTATATGTTACAGCAATTAAATCCAGAGTTTGTAGTAAAGCAATTAATATTAGTGCATTATGACCATGATGGCAACGAAACTACATATAATCTCGATTATCTAAAAGAAGATGTAGAGAGAATGTTTAGCTTCCATAAGAAAAACATGATTAAGGAAAAACAACGAGCTAAAAGACAAAGGATAGAATATTAATCTTAGTAGAGAAGAATAAATTTAAGGAGCATTTTTAAAGCCTTATATAACGCTTTAAATGTTAAGCAATGTAATAGAGATTCGAACGGATTAATATATCCTTATTTATAGACATGAATGTAGGACATATTGTAACTGGACACTTAAATGAAGTTCTCAATTTGAAACAAGATATTTCAAAAAAGAGACTAGAGATATGTAAAACATGTCCCTTATTTACCCCTAAACTAGGAGGAATGTGTAATAGAAGATTATGGTATAATGCCCAGACGGGAGATGTAAGTACAGTTAAATTAGATGGATATGTGCGAGGATGTGGTTGCAGACTAAAAGCAAAAACCACAATGTCAAGAGAATCTTGCCCCGCAGGAAAATGGTAAAAATTTTAAAATGTAAATGAATTATGGCACACAACCCAGGAGAATACGAAAAAGTAAAAATAGCACAAGAATTAGTAGGTCTAGACTCAGGTGACCAACACTTTGTAATGTCAGCAGAAGAAGACGTTAAAGAAAGAATGGCAAGAGACGCTGCTGTCAAATTTAATAATAGTGTTGACGAATATACAGCTAAAATGGACGACTATATTAAAGATGTTGAAGAAAAGGCAAAGAGTATTGCTGAAAATATGAATGGATTAGAAATCATGCCAGTCTTCAACTATATGATAGTTAGACCTTATGACCAAAATCCTTATCAGAAAATTAAAGTTTCTTCATCAGGACTTATTTATGATTTAGGTGGACACAAACCAGAGTTTAAGAACCCTGATAATGGACAACTAGAAGAAGAAGAAAACTTCATTGTTGTAGGTAAAGTAATTGAAGTAGGTCCAGAAACTAAGTATGTTAGAGAAGGAGACGATGTATTCTTTACTAAACCTTCACAAACTCCAATACCATTCTTTAAAATGGGACTTGTCTATGTAAGTGAACAACGTGTTCTTGCAGTAGTAAATGAAAAATTAAGAGCTCGTTTCCAAAGAGCTGCAGAAGGAAAACTAAAAGCATACAATAAATTTTAATTATGGAAGAGAAAATATACTTTTTGCCTGGCGATGTGGTAACACTACGTCAGGCAATTCCTTATAAGCCAACTATGATTGTTGTGAAGAAGGAAACTAAGATAATAAACCCACGTAAATCTGCTGGAATAGAAGGATTTACAGGAGGAAAAGAAGATTGCCTTAAAGGAATTAAATGTAGATGGTTCACATCAACTGGTGAATTACAAGAAGCAGTATTTAACACAAAGGATTTAATAAAACTATAACAATGGTTTCTAGAAGAAAACTTAGACAACAGACTGAGAGAAACTCACAAGCTGCACAATCATCTTTAGCTAACTTTAAACCAGCAGCACCAGCGACGCCCTCTTACCCTAATTTAGGAACTAGAATTGGGCAACAACCTCAAGGACTTTCTCTTAGTGAGAGAAACGAAATGAGAACCAAGTTGAACAACACCAATGGTAAGAAGATGATACAGGATACAAATGCTAAATTTAGAGAACAGCCAAGTAGGTTTACTGGCTCATTTAATAATGCATTTGCGGCAGCTAGACAGAAGGGATTGCAACAATTTGAATGGAATGGCAAATTGTATGGAACACAATTAGCTACTCAGCAAAAGGCTCCCACACAGCAAAAAGCTGCTCCTGCTAATGAACCTACTTATCTTGATTCTATGAGAAGAGGTTCTCTACCACAAGTAGATGTAGTAGCAAAGAGAGTTTCAACTACTCCTATTCCTGCTCCGGTACAGCCTGCACAAAACACTCCAAGTGCAGACTCTTTAGGATGGGGAAGTAACCAAGGCCCTTATCGTTCAGCAGGAACTATTGCTCCTACACGAGGATTTGATAATAGAGGAGCATATTCTACGACAGGTGGTTCATTTACAAATACAGTTGGAAACAATCCAAATTACGAAACTTCTCCACAAATAAGAAGGTATACTCCTTCCTTCAGATTTCCTGGAGTTAGAAGTAACGAGAAGGGAGGAAAACTTGAAGACAAACAAAAAGCATTTGTTGCATACTTAATTCAAGCTTCTGGAGTAGATAGTGAGGATGAATTAAATGATTATATTCAAGATTTAGGACAAGAAGGATTACAAAAAGAATTGGAGAAATTTGAAGAACTTATGACACAAGGAACTGAACAAGTACCGGCAGCAGCTAAGGGTGCAAAATTAAATTATATCAAATCATTAAGAGGACAATGTCCAGAAGGATTTGAAATGCAATATTTCAAGAAAGGTGGAGTAATGTGCAGCCAATGTATTAAGAAGGCAAAAGCACAGAAAGCTCCAACTAAAGCAGAACAAGGAACTAAAGTAGTTCAAGACTTTAAAGCTGACATGAAGAAATGTGGCGGAAAGATGAAAGGCAAAATGAAGAAAAAAGAAGACGGAGGAAAAGTAAAGACTATTCCCGGAGTTTTAGATACGAAAGAAAATAAACTGTCTCCAAAAGGTAAAGTACAAATAAAGAAACATTACTTTGGAGGAAAACTCTAAATAACTTATGCAGAAAATATTTCTATATGATAATGTAAATAATAGAATAGAGTTAAATGTTCCGGAAATTTTACTCATTCGTGAGTTTAAAGCCCTAATGGATAAAAAAAGAAATATTACTCCCAAGGATAAAGAAGGAAAACTTGGAACTCAAGCATTTAAAGAATTTACATATATATGGTTGGCATTAGATTGGTTATCTCCTTATGCTGATTATGCAGAACAAGAGAGACACCAAGAAGCTTTAAAGGACGCAGGACTTACTCAAGCAGAATTCGATGACCCAATATTCAGGGCAGCTTGTAGAAAATACAGAGCTTTACAAGAAGAAACTCGTTCAATAAAGATGTTAAAATCAGCTCAAAACACGGTTGATAAATTTATTGACTATTTCAATAATATAGACCCAGAAGAAAGAGATTTACAAACTGGCAGACCTATCTTTAAAGTAAAAGATATTATGGCAGAAATCTCTAGTTTATCTAAAGTTAATGATGAACTGAAGGCATTAGAAGGTCAGGTTAAGAAAGAACTCGTTGAAGATTCTTCTTTACGTGGAGGTGCTACTGATGGATTTATACCTAAAGACTTTTAATTATGGCTAGAGGAAGAAAAAAGAAAGTTGTTGAAGAACCTACTTTAGATATCCTTCCGGAAAGAGTCCAACGAATATTACAAGAAGTAAAACAGAAAGAGGACCAAGAGTTCAAGGATGAAATTACTTCTCTAATAAAGGCTAGAAAAGGAGAATGGGATGTCACTATAAATGATGATATCCCATTTTTTGATTCCAATCTATCCTACGAACTTACAGGATATAAACCTATCGATGATAAACACGGATTGGACTTTGACCCAGCTTGGTATACTGAAGCTAAGGATACATTTATGAGAACAGGACATTACTGTACTTATAGATTTGGAACCAAACCTTATAATGACTTCTGGACGCAAGAATATATAAGATGCAGAGATGGAATGACGGTTAATGGATATACAATTACTGGTGATAATTATTTTTTCTTGAATTATTATCAATTAATGGACTTGACATCAGCTGACAAAGCCGGTGGTGGTAGACTTTATGACTTCCCAAGATTCTTTGTAAAACAGTATGAATATTTCCATTACGTTGAATTATGTAAGAGATTAAGAAAAAATGCCATAGGACTTAAAGCCCGTGGAGTCGGTTGACACAATAAACTAAAGCCGACTATAAATTCCGTAAAATCGGTGAAGACTAACGTGATAAATCACTTAAATTTTTTAAATTATGAATAGACAAGAACAAATTAAATTCATTGAGGATAATTATCCCTTATACACAAATCATATATCAAATCGTAGAATTAGACATACGTTTTTCAGTAAAATAGAAACAGAATTACAAGCGTACCTTTTAGGATTTTATGCTGCGGATGGTAGTATAAATGAAAAAAGAAAAACTCTTAGAATACACCTTCAAAAACAGGATTCTGAAATAGTATATTTATATAAGGACATTATTAGTCCAGACGCTAGAACTTTTACAGTAGAAGAACATAAAACGACTGGGAGGAAAGGGATAGAAGTTACTGCTCATGAATCTTTCGGAGTGGATATTACTAGTGCTGAACTATGTAATTCTTTAGTCAATTTAGGAATCGGATATAATAAAAGTCATTTCGATTTACATATTCCAAATATTCCGGAACATTTAATAAAACATTTTATTA